TTTTTAGAGTTGCTGAAAGAGTGGGCTTAGATAACCTTACAAAAGAAAGACAGCTGATACGTTCTGCTAGAGAGCAAAATGAAGAAAAAGATGGGCCAAGACCTATAATGCCTCTATTATTTGCAGGTGTGTTAATGGAGGGTGCTGTAATAGGTTATGATACAAACATCAAAAGTGGCGGTATAGGAGCCAGGTATTTAGGCATTGGCAATAGTAAACAATATCGTGTAGACAATATAACAGTGGCTTTACGTATGGTTTCTATAGCTACAGGTGAAGTTTTAATTGACGTTTTAGTAAGCAAGCAAGTGTTTAGCTATGGTCAATCACAAGATGTATTTAGATTTATAGAAGCAGGCACAGAGCTTGTGGAAATAGAAATGGGTGATGCGGAAAATGAACCTACCACATTAGCACTACAGAAAGCTATTGAGGAGGCAGTTTTGCAAATCGTTAAAATAGGGTATGATAAGGGTTTCTGGGAGAAAAAAGATGAAAAAGCTAATTAGCTTATTATTATGTAGCACTTTTATTTTTGCAGCAGATAATGAGATATATGTAGACCAAAGTGGAGCTACTGCTAACATTGATTTAGAACAATTAGGTTCTGGTAACATAATCGGTGGTTTAAATTCTGTTGCTGGCCAACTTACAGCATTGGATTTAGATGGCATTACCATGACATTAGATATAAACCAAATAGGTGATACTAATAAATTTTTAGGTGACATTCTTGGTGATACCATTACAGGTTTTTTTGAATTTGATGGTGATAGTAATACTTTTACTATTCAAGGCGACCCTACAAGCACATATGGTATAGATAGCTCTAATTATAATGTTGACGTTACAGGTAACTCAAATACATTTACACTTGACCATGGAACATCAGCTTTAGCTTCACAACTTGATTTAGACTGGATAATACAAGGTGCTAGTAACACTTTTGATTTTGACATTAATTATGATGGTGCAACTAATTATGTAGATGTTGATGGAGATAG